TAAGTCTGTTGTGAAATTCATTAATGACAATGGTGAAAACTCTTTCCTTAAAGAGGTACTATATGAGTACTTAGGTATGGGTCACTTTAATGATGTTGATACTCTTTGTGAGGAACTAAAAAAGAAATTAAGCTAATGAAAATCCTAAAACCTGAAGTAACTTCTTGGTTATGTCCAGAAGACTGGCACACTTTGGTCGCTCGTGCGGCACGTGTTTGTTATGGTAGTGAGACTGGAAAGCGCACGGCTGAGGAGTTGTGCAGCTTCTTAGAAAAGCGCAATCACCTCTCTATGTTCCGTCATGGAACAAAGTACTTTGTGTTTTCGCTTGACGATGTTAGCGACTATCTTACTATCTCTCGCTTGTTGTTCTCACCGTATATCGGTCTGACTTACAAGAAGACAAAGAAGCAGCGTGTCTATTTTGTTGCTATGAATGTGCAGGCATTTATGGAGTTGACTCCTAACATACATAATGAGTTGGACCCACACGAGGTAAGTCTGTCTGAATTTGTTGAGAAGGTTAAGCAGTATAAACATCCTACGGCTTTTGCGTTGATTCGCTATACCGTTTGTGTTACGACACAGATTAGCACGAGTCGCGAACTCAATCGAACTTCACCAAACAACATAGCCGAGCAGAGTACACGTTATGTTAGTTTTGGTAAGCGTGGTGGTATAACTATCTGTGAGCCGCACTGGTACTCTGGTGTTTCCAAACTGAAACGTTTCACGGCTCGCCTTGGCTGGCGTGTTGAAGGTTTATTCTATTCGCTGATGATGCGAATGGGATTAAAGGCGGAGGATGCACGTGGTTATCTTCCACTTGATGCGGCAACTCGTGTTGTTTATACCTACAATGTCTTTGAGTGGCGACATATATTAGAACTTCGCCTATTGGGAAAGACCGGTAAACCTCATCCGAATGCTAAACTCGTTGCGCAGATGATAGCAGACGAGTTACAAGAGGCTATAATCGATGTAACAGGAAATGTAAACTATAGAGTAATTTGATTTATGGAATTAAACGAATATCAAGAGAAGGCAATGAAAACTTGTATGCCCACGTGCGACAACCTTCTTTATATGTTGACTAACCTTATGGGCGAGGTCGGTGAGTTTGCAGGAAAGATAGCAAAGTACGTACGTAAGGGTGATCTTTATGTTTATCACGCTTCGCATCGTGATGATAACGGTGATGTACTTCATTCTCAAGCTATCCTAATAACGGATGAAGAAAAGGACGCTTTAGCCAAGGAGGCAGGCGACATTGCTTGGCAGCTTGCAGGCCTTTGTCATGTTATGGGCTGGTCGCTTGACGACGTTTGTCAACAGAATTTGGATAAGCTCGCCTCACGTCAACAGCGTGGCGTGATAGATGGAAGTGGAGACGAACGCTAATGGCTGGTAGTAGAGTTCCTACAGACCGCAAGCGATTACGGGAAGCCTTGTTTGTTCCTCCTTATCATAAACGGCAGCTCACTGATTACCAGTTGGAGTGGCTGAAGGACCATTTTCACGACAAAGAGAATAGCAAACTCGCCTCTGCTTTGAACATCTCTCAATCAACCTTGCATCGCTTTGCACGTGATTTGAAACTTACAAAGAGTGAAACTGGTATGCGAGCAATAAAGAAGCGGCAGGCGGCTCAGATAAAGAAAGTGTGTGAGGAAAATGGCTACTATGATTCACTTCGAGGTAAAGCCCCCTGCGCTGCTGCTTTGGAAGCTACGCGCCGACTACGTGAGGCGGGATTTGTTCCTCTTGCACGTCTGAAAGAGATAAGTTCTTATCGCTATCGAAAATATCTGAAGGATAAATCCGAGAAACGTCGATTACTGATTAGTAAGGAACGCAGGCGCATCCGCTTTGGTATGGAACCGCAGACACGTCTCGGTAAAATCCTACAGCAGAAATCCTTTTCACGCAAAGCAAATTGCTTACGTTACAATATGCTAAAGAAGGGTTATATCTTGGGTGATAAGTCGTTTGATAGTGATGAACGTTGGGTTATCTACTATGATTGTGATACTATCCGTTCGGCTATCCGTGAGCGAAATGCTGTGAACTGTGGCTTTAAGATACTTCCTTTGCCAGTTGAAGAATAGATAATTTAGTATGAATGATTCTGAATTAATGAAGTCAAGCGTATGAAAGTTAGAATTGTTTCTGTAGGACTTTTTTGTGAAGTAGAAGTAAAACGTGCATGGTATTTACCATTGGTTACAGTGTATGCCAGATGCTTGCCTTGGAGAGGCTCTTTCGCACAAGCAAAGAAGATTAAAGCAAAAATATTAGAAGATTATGACTAAGAAAATTATGTTTAATGATAAGTTCTGTCTGACAAAGGCGGTACTTGAAGGCGTAAAAACAATGACAAGGCGAGTACTGAAAGAGGGTACACCGCTTGGCAATTGGGAGGAAACAGCAAAGCATCTCCCTTATAAAGTTGGTGACGTTGTAGCTATAGCACAAAGCTACAATGACATTTATAATGAGTTAGAGGGACAAGGGAACGATGTTTCAAACGATTGGTGGATTACTTCTTCGGATATTGTTGGTAAAGGTCTTGATACTTTAGCTGGATATAAAAATAAGATGTTTGTAAGAGCTGACTTCATGAAACATCATATTAAGATTACAGATGTCAAGGTAGAGCGACTCTATGATATATCTTATGGAGAAATTATGCGAGAGGGCATAAGAGAGGAACGTTTTGCTGGCGGTGACAGTATGTTCTTCTATAATAAGACTTTTATTCGTGATAAGAAACAATGTGTTGAGCAGATATATAATTCAACAGCCCGCAGAGCCTTTGCGTCGCTCATGTATAAAATTCTTGGTGGTAACACATGGCATAGCAACCCATTTGTAGTCGCTTATAGCTTTGAGTTAGTAGATTAAGCTATGAAAATATTAGTACAATTTAGTGGCGGTAAAGATAGCCAAGCTTGCCTAATCAAGGCTGTAAAAGAATACGGGAAAGAGAACGTTACGGCAGTGTTCTGTGACACAGGGTGGGAACACGCTGACACCTATAAGCATATCAACACTATTGTAGATGCACTTAGTGTTAAATTAGTAACTATCAAAAGTAAGAAGTATAAGGATTTTGTGGATATGAGTATAAAAAAGAAGCGTTTTCCTTCTTTAATGGCAAGGTTCTGTACTTCTGAACTAAAAGTAATACCAATGATAGACTATATTCTTTCACAGGATGAGAGTTTCATCATTATTCAAGGTATTAGAGCAAAGGAGAGTTCTGCACGAGCTGGGTATGATGTAGAATGTTCTTATTTTAAGGACTACTTCAACAATGAAGTAAAAGGTCTATATCGCAAGAAAGATGTGATAGAATGGTGTAAGACACACGATGCTTCTGTCCTGCGACCTATATTCAGATGGTCAGCACAGGATGTTATAGATTATATACTGGAGAATGGACAGCGGCCTAATCCTTTGTATGAACGAGGTTTTTCAAGGGTCGGATGTTTTCCTTGTGTGATGTGTAGAAAGCGTGAAATAAAACTTATCTCAAAAGATGTATGGGCAAGTAAACGCCTACTTAAGGCAGAACAGAAGATGAGAGAAGAAACAGAACAAGGCTCGTCTTTCTTTGCACCGACTTACATACCAAAGCGATTTTGCGCTAACGGTGAATATCCTACGGTACAGGAGGTGTTCAAGTATGTAAATCGTAATGATGCACAGCTTGATATGTTTGAGCCAGAAGGAGGATATAGTTGTATGAGTTTATATCATGGATTATGTGAATGAAGTAAAAACTAAGCAATGAAGAGTGGCTTTAAGATACTTCCTTTACCAGTTGAAGAATAGATAACTTAGAATGAATAACAGATATGAATAGAAAAGAAACAGAGGCGTTGCTTGCCGAAAAGAGAAAACAAATATTAGCGTTACAGAAAGAGATGGGACGTATTGGAGAGACTTTTCTTGCTGAGAATAAGCCTTTTGAAGTGGGCACGCTTTGCGAGTATAATGGTCGTCAGTTCCGTATTGCTGGCTATAATTACTACTTTGAGCCTAATGTTCTTGTTAACCCGATGAAGCAGAATGGCAAGCCTTCCCGCCTTGTGCGGTATCTCAGAGGTGTTGATTGGGACGACTTGAAAGAGAAGTTGACTGTGGTAGGCTTCGCAGAGGATTAGACAGATGTTGTTACGTAAAAAATAAACGAATATGAATAATAAGATTACGCCTGTCTGTATGGCAGAAGAGTACTGGGCAAATAGTCAGTTGTCTGTTGTAAGACATTTTGGCGAGATAGATTTCAATGGACATCATTATATCATCGTAAACAAGGAGGGTATCAGTGTCCTTGAATTGTCAGACCCAAAAAGTAAGCATTACGCAAAGGGTGGTATGGCTATTCCAGCAGGCGAGCCGTGTGACTTGATACTTGCCGACTTTCAACCCTATTACCGTTCCTTAGGTCGTGATGCCTTCCTTGAGGTCTTGAAAGAAAAGCCTTCTATGGATCTAAAGGTCTTGAAGTGTATCTATAAAGAAAAGATTCGTAAATAAACTATGCGAGCAATAGAACGAAACTATAAGCAAGCTGCCCTTGCTGTCTTACTAACCTTAAAGAGGGAGTATGACGCTTGTGCTACGCTTGAGGATGTGATAAATGAAATTGAAACAGAACTATTAGATTAGAAATTAACAATGGAGAAAAAAGAACTTGATAAATTGAATACCGAGTATGTTGAGCATCTAAATGCTATGGATGCCTTATGTGAGCGTATGGGAAGAATTTATCTTTATATGGATAGCTTCGCAATACTTCACATGGCAAAAACAGATATGACAGAAATAGCTGAAATTCTCTTGTTTAATATGTTACGACAAGAAAGCGTGTTTGAGTTGTTTCGCAAATGTGTTGAGTCTGCTGCAAAGGTAAGGAAAGAAAATCCTGCTTGGCTTCAGGAACTGATAGTGAAGGACAATGAAGTTCAGACACAATATGCTGTAGATAGTTTGTTGAAATCTAACGGGATGAAACGAGAAGGGCAGTAAGTCGGTACAGGTTGCTATAATAACTCATAAAAGGATGATATAGCAAGGCAAAGTGGGTTACTATAGTAACTCTAAGCGTCTTGCTATACTAACCCGAAGTGACTTGCTATAGCAACTGAAAACGCTGAAAATTCTGTCCCTACGTAAGTTTATAAATGAACTATCTTTGCGATGATAATTCTAATGTTCAACCTTAAAAACAATGTATATTATGGCAAGAGTCAAATATACCGTAAGGGAAAACAAAAAGTTAGGTAAGCATAGCTTCTATGGCTGTTCCTATTCCTAACGACACTCTGACCTTTGCAGAGCTTTGTCGTGAGGCGTGTGATAACACCTCTATTGAGCCTTCTATTATGCAGGCGGCAGTGACTGACTTTATGAAAGTCGTTCAGCGCAATGTGCTGAAAGGTTTCCGTTGCAATTTAGGAGACAAGTTCTTAACAGTCTATCCTAACCTTCAGTGTTCGGTAAAAGACACCGACAAGGTTACGGCTACGGCTAAGATGGTCAATGCAGCCAATGGCAGAAGCCGTTTAGGTTGCACGGTGAGCATCAAGTTCAGTCAGCAGTTTGCCGCAGAGGTGAGTTGGCAGAAGGTGGACGACCGTGGCGTTGCTATCGAGGAAGACAACATTGTTGAGGAGGGCAAAGAACATCAGCCGGGCGGCAAGCCTGGTGGTGGTGGTGCGGGAGTTAATCCGCCTTTGCCTGGAGGAACGGTAGAGGGATAATAGCAGGCATTTCTTTTATAGTTTTATAGTTATTATAATCTTCGTTAAGGTCGGTCTGCGTAAGAGTCTTTATCTTGCATACTGAAACTTGCCTAAGCGGACTGACCTTTTTCTTTTTCGCCCGTGAGACTGCCACACGGATAGGCAGAGGAAATAAGGCTACGTTAGCCGAAAGCTGAGGACAAAGTGCGGTTCGACTCCGCACACGGGCACAAGTAGTAATTAAGAAAGTAAAGGAAAGTATGAGTAAAGTCGTGAGAATAATCGGACGTGGATTTATGATGTCATTCGTAACTATCTATATCGTGGTTGCTTATATTCTGTATGTGCCATACGCTTTTTTCCGTGCACTGGAAGATTTAGACGAGTTCGGTGATTTCGTGAGAGATACGACAACTTTACTTCTAACACCATTGAAGGTATTCTTTAAGATGCGTTCAAAATCACGAGAAGGAAAGCTATGAGCAAGGCAAATACTTACATACAATGTGCGGCAGACTTCCTGCGCACTATAGACAACGATAGCGATACACAGGCTGACCTGCGTAAGAAACAAGAGCTTCGTTGGCACGACCTTCAGGTGCTTCGTAGATATGAAGCCTATCGACGTGGGTCAGGTTCAATTGAAGATTGTCCGCCGCCGAAGGTTGTTACCGCCTCACTTGAAAGGGCTATCAGAGAACTGAAAAGTCATTTTTAAGAGTAGTTGCCCTATCGTTACATAAGCACTCTTATGATAAATAAACCCTAAACCATATATAAACAAATGAGTAAAAAAAACAAAGCAAAAGAGACTTCTCCAACTGCTGCCCCACAGAAGAAGGTAGACAGCAGAGTAGAACACCCAAGTTACTATAACGCTCACCCATCAGGTGTAGAGTGCATTGCCATTGTTCGACATTATAACTTCAATGTTGGCAACGTGATTAAGTACCTTTGGCGACACGGCTTAAAGCGTGAAGAAGGTATGAACAATAAGGCAAAAGCACTGGAGGACTTGCGTAAGGCACGTTTCTATCTTGATGATGAGATTAAGAGATTGGAGCGTGAAGCCGTTAAGGAAGATAGAGAACTCTGTCGTAAACATATTCAAAGTTATGTCATCCCGCTTACTGATATTGTTGCTGCTTCTCGTCTCCTTCGTGAGTTTCTCAATACTGAGGGCAAGGCTGAAAGCAAGAAAGGAGGTCGCTAATGTCTGCACAGAAGAAGAAAGTTAACTCTCGTGAGATAGCAAAGACCTTTATGAGCCCGACTGTTCATGCCTTTACGCTTGACAATCTTAAAGGTGAAGAGTATGGTGATGTGCTTGATATGCTCTTCCACGAAAAAGAATGGACAGAACGTATCGAAAAGCGCAACCGCCTCTATCATGGTATAGATCGTATGCCAGAGCAGAACCGTCCGGCTGCTATTCGTGCCTTGAAAGATGCTGATACTTGGTTGGGCAATCGTCTGTTGCAGACGTTGGTGATGAAGTCGGTTCATGTAGGGACGGTAGAACACAAGCCATTGAAGGAGTATTATGCTGAACTGCCTAAGGACAAGGAATCAATGGCAAAGCAAGATAAAATCTCCTTCCTCTTGAATGCAACTGTCTTTCTTTGCGATATTATCGAAAGTAAGATTAAGGATGTAAACACCTTGCTCCGTGAGTTGTTCAACGATGATTCTATGGGCTTTGAACAGATGGACGGTGTGCTGATAGCCCTTAGGCAGATGAGTGATTTCTTTGAAGCTACTCGTGATAAGGGTTCAACAGCTGAGAAGGAAATCTTTGCCGACTATGCAGAAAGCATAGAGAAATATATGGACGGCCGTATGAAGACTTATCTCGAACGTATTAAGAAGATACGCTTGGAGAACAGTAAGAAGTAAGGACTATGGCGAATATCTATCTACAAGTGCAGTCTTACGTAGCGGCTTATTACCGCAATCGTGATGACAGTAACGTTTTAGGAGTGAACGACCCTGTTAAGTTCTGCTCCTTCTCGCAAGAGCAATTCGTTCTGCAATCATCCTTGGTTCCGCTCAGCGCACAGTTACAAGCGCACTCGAGATGCTATTCAGCAAGCGTGTGGAACACAATGCTTACAGGTAAGTCGCCTATTACTGGCAACTTACTTGTTAAGCGTGACCGCCACGATTGGCTTACCTACAGCGAGGTTTGTACTATGATGAGTACACGCTACTTGCCGCAGAAGGATAATTGTGATTACCTTTGTATCGCTATCCCTGACACGGTAATGATAGGCAATACACAGCACAGGACGACAGCACTCTTTGCGCTTGATCATACGGCTTCCTTCCAGTTGCAACGTCTACTTCATGACGAGTTCGTACGCGCTTTGCTTACTTGGTATCAGTCGGATTTAGAGTTTTGCGCTGAGAAAGGTATATCACGCTCACGCATTGAGATGCTTGAACGCTTCATGCTTCACTATGACATCCCTGTCGGACCGTCTAAGATAGAGCGTGATAGTTTGCGTAGATTGCTGAACCGTTGGCTATCTCAATCGCTGTCGCCTTCTTTTGCTCGTGTGTCTGTAAACAATACGGATATAACCCGACTTAATGGGAAAGAGGAACTAACTTAATAGCTTTTTTGCGTCGTTTCCTTATGTTAAATCTCTTCTAAATGAATGTTAAATAATTTAATCAAATAGGCTATCTTTTTAACGCTAAATTGTTCTCGTGTTTTTTGATAGTATTTTGACTTATAATTTCTTAAAATATGGATAGTAGTTTGTCTTGTAAGGAGTTGTTCCTTGATGATATAGTTAAGTTGGAAATCTTTCCCGCTGATCAGTGTCGCTTTCCTTTGCCAGCTAATCTTGCTTTGTCGGAGATATCTGGTGCGGTCTTTAGTGAACATTGTCTGACGATTGACTTAACAGGTGAAGCAGATGTACAGGCGGCAGATGTTCCTACGTTGAAGATTAGCACTGCTCGTTCTATGGCAGGACTGACTTATACGCACGATTTGCAGGTGTCTGTCCAGTTTGGTGCACCTCTTGTTTCAGCGGCTATCGTGTATCTGAAAAACGCTGATTTCCATGTAGTTTACACGAAAGCCGATGGTACTCGGTGGTTGTCTTATTCGTTGTGGAATACGTCTTTGATTGACTTTGACGATACCCACGCTACGGCTCGTGCTTGTCAGTTGAAAGTGAAACTGTCATCTATGAGTGACTTGATACAGTTGAAATAAGTTCGTTCTATATAATATAAGGTATAGTTAGTGTTTTTGCAGGCCATAAAAACATTTGGCGTGTTTTGACAAGGTAGATAGATTTGTTCTTGGATAACATTCTTTTTGTCTTGAATGACAGAAGAAAACCTTGTTCGTTTGCCTTGGAGCTCGTGAGAGTTCCAAGGCTTTTTTGTTTGTAAATGTTGCCCAAAAATGTCAAATACGCTTATAAATAAGTCCTTACTTCGTCTTTTTGCCTTCATACATTTGCACTGTACAATTTTATTAACCAAACTGTATGAACGGATTACTTGAAATATTAACGACACGCAAATGGATGATCTCACCAGAGTTTGTTCATTCTATTCGTGAAGTTATTGAGCGTAATATGAATGGGCATGCTTCCCTTGGCTTAGGTGTTAAGTCTATGGGATACACAGCTGCTGTTGGTAGTAATGGTATTGTCGAGTATGCAACTAATGAAGAAGGTGTTGGTGCTTGGGATCCTAAGAATATGACTAAGCCCTTCTTTAATGTCGTTTCCGTTGACGGTCCTATTACACGTAATGGCGGGGCTTGTAGCTATGGCTCTATTGAATTTCGTGATATGGTTTTCGAGGCAGCTAACAATCCTTTGTGCCTCGGTCATCTCTTTGTTATCAATACGCCAGGCGGTTCAGCTTGGGCAAAGAACGACTTTCAGCAGGCTATAGATTATGCACATGACAGGAACCAACCCGTATTAGCATTTGTAGATGGAATGTGTTGCTCGGCTGGTATGTATCTCGCTGCTTTGTGTGACGAACGCTATTACATGCACCCAAAGGATGAGATTGGTTGTATTGGCGTAATGGCTGCTTTCTACACACAGAAAGACGGTAGCAAGAACGAATATACAAACGAGACCTACCACGAACTCTATGACCCTGAGTCATTTGAAAAGAATAAGTGGGTTCGTGATGTCGCTAATGATGATAAGACAGACTTGCTTGTCGCTGACCTTGCTGCCTTAGGCGTTGAGTTCCGTGCAGACGTAAAGGCTAACTGTCCTAATGCGACTGACGAGCATTTACACGGTAAAATCTTTGCCGCTGAAGACGTTAAGGGCATCCTTATGGATGGTCAGAGTACAGTGCTTGGCTGTTTCCAAAGAATTAAGTTGTTGGCTAAGCAACGTGGAAATAAAGCCTCTGAATCTTTGAGTGAACAATCAAAATCAAATTTGAATATGGATAAGAAGTATCAGAACATCGCTACTGCGTGTGGCGTGAACGAGTTGGTTATGACAGAGGAGGGTACACATCTCGACCTCTCTTTGTGCGACAAGCTCGCTGAGACGCTTGGTCAGGCTGAGGAAACAAAGACCGCTCTTGACAAGGCGAACGAGACTATTAAAGGTTTGGAACAGCAGTTAGAGGAAACGAAAGCGGCATCCGAACAGGAGAGAAACAACGACTTTGAAGGTCTGAAGAAAGAGCAGGAGGCAGCTATTGCGGCTCTTACCGAGACTAACGAGAAGGCTATGGCAGAGGCAAAGGCTGAAGCAGACAAGGTTATCGAGGCTTTGAAGGCTGAACTTGATGCTGCTAAGACTACTCTGAAAGAGGCTGAGCAGAAGATTGCTGACCGTGACGAGCAGATTCAGACTTTGACAGCAGCCCCTGCTGAGACTGAGGGTGAGGAAAGTCCTGATTCTAATGGTACTGGTGCTGAGCAGTCACACTTGGTAACTGGTGTTCCTCAGTATGATCCTACAAAGTCACCTTCAGAGAACAGACGTGCAATGGAAGAGTACGAGCGTAAGTTGCAGGCAACTATTGGCTCTAAAACTTCAATCTAAGGTATTCTTCCTATAAAAAGTATTCATTCAATAAACTTATAAAGATATGGCAAAAGCAGAATTTATTGGTCTTCACGCACTGACTCACATTGCTGATCAGTTCACACCACAGATTATCATGGGTGCAAGCTACTTCCGTCCTGAAGAGATGGACCGCCTGCACATTAAGGTGATTTCTGGTATTCAGTTCCGCAATACCGCAACGGTGATGGCTCGCAAGGGCGGTACCACTCGACGCAAAGTTGTTGGCAGAAAGGTTGACAATCCTATTGGCTTCTTGAAGGAGCGTGTTCTTACAGCTAAGCAGACTATGAACCGCTTCAGCGACAATCAGGACAACTATGTTGAGACACCTTACCAAGTGGAAGGTAGTTCAGACTACAGCTATCCTATGTCAGAAGCAGCTTTCAAGGCTATCACCGCGACCTATGGTGAAGACTTGTTTGCAAACCTCTTCCATGGCGACCTTGCCAATGATGAGAACGGGGAGAAGGGTGCTCTCTCTTTGTTCGACGGCTTCCTGACTTGCATTAAGCATGATGTCGAGGATGGTCTTATCAGTGAAGCAATGGGCAACCTTGTTAACTGTGATGCTATTACGGCTCCTACCTCGTCTACTGACACCGCAGCTTGGGACGCTTTTTGTGCATGGCAACAGAAGTGGAATGGCTCATTGAAGAACCAGCTCAAGGTCATTGTTTACTGCTCTACTAAGACAGGAACGGCTTTAGCGAGAGCATACGCTAACGTTTGGCACGGCAATCAAGGTGTAAGATACCTTCAGGTGAACGGTATCGAAACTTACAACTTTACCGTACCAGAGTACCCTAACATCGAGTTCGCTCCATCGGATATTTATGGTGAAGGTGACAAGTTGATTGCTACCATCCCAGAAAACTTCCAGTATGGTGTAAACAGCGAAGACAGTCGAAGCAAAATCTCTGTCAAGTTGGGTAGCGACACTGATAACCTCGATATTACCTTCCAAGTAGAGAGTATTCAGGGTGCTCGTCTCCTTAATCCGTTTGCTTCTGCGTTCTGTATGAGTAACGGTACTCTTGTTGAGAAGGTTGTTCTTGGTGACTTCACTCGTGCTATTTTCGCTGTTTCTGCGAATGACGACGCACTTGGTACTGTAACAGTCAATAGTGCTGCACCAGACCCTAAGAAGGACTACGCTGCTAACGAAACACTTACTTTGAAGGCAACTCCAAAGGGAAGCAATAAGTTCGTTAAATGGAGTAACGGTAAGACTACTCCAGAAATCACCGTTGTAACAACAGGTTATCCAGACGCTATTGTTGCGCTTTTCTCTAAGTGATAATTATTAGGTCTATCGGCAGAGACTTTTCTCTGCCGAAGACTTTTATTAATAAAGAAATAAAAGATTATATATATGGCAGTAACAGTTCAGTGCCCAACTATGGGTGATATTCTCGCCGGCAATCAGTGCTTGGAGAATTTTGCTGGTCTTGGTTCTACGGTTTATGTTGGTCTGAAAGAAGACTTGCTTGAACCTATGAAACTGACCGATGGTGTTTACACAACCCCTAAGTTTAAGAGCGGTAAAGGTCTTTATCGTTTCGACTGTAAAGATGATGCTCAGCAGATTCAGGGCTCTTCTTTGAAGAATAACAAGGGTTTTGAGTTGACTGGTCATTTTGTTATCGACGCAGTTAGTAAGCTCACGGCTAAGTATTCACGTTCAGTGAATAACCTCAAGTTGTTCTTCATCTTCCTTGATGGTGAGGAAGATTCACAGATTTTGTACGACCCAACTCGCAACGTTCGTTTCGATGATGGTGGTATCAAGTCTGATACAGGTAAGGAGGCTAAGGATGAACGTACAACGACTTTCGAGTGCAAGCTCGGTCCTGTTCGCTATGATCATCTCTACGTTACCCCACCAACTACAGGTGGTTGGGACTCTCTCCTTGCTAACAAGGCTACTGTAAGCACTGGTGGATAAGTTGATATTTTTTCCAGCCTAATAAATGGATTGATAGGTTTTTTATGTTTAGGGTTGCCCCTCATGTTTGGAAGTGTCCGTTCGTGAGGGGCTTTTTCGTGTCCTTTCTTTTTGGGTAAGTTTATGGTATAAAAACGTCCTATTATTACGTCTTTTGCTTTATGCCTTCTCCCCTTTTTGTCCTATACAGGGGAAGTTATCTTATTACCTTTGTATAGAATAAAAGCAAATCATAGAATGTTTCTCATTAAGTTTCATAGACTTTTAGCGAATGGATAAACTCTTTTCTACATTAAGTGCAGAAGAACGACAGGCGTGGATAGC